TGAGCTCCATCTTATAGTCATCGTAGCTATCATGGACCTTGGTGATGTGCATATCAACCTTACCTACACGTTCTTCAAGCCATGAGATTTAACAGGGCATCCGGGTCGGCGATGGCCGTCTTGACAAGCTTGACCAAGTTCAGGGCCGACCAGGCCAATGTCATGGAGTCATTCTTAGACAAGGTGCGAAGGCGACGGGCCGAGATCAACCCAGACACCATCAGGCAGGCACTTGGCAACCGCCGGATGGTCCGCTGCCTCAATGCAGACGGTGAGGTCTTGACCGACATGGAGGATGTTGAAAAGCGTGGGCCTGTGGTCCAGTTTCAACTGACCCCAAGAGCCAGGCGGTGGCTACCAGATGTAGAACCCATAGCACAGGATCAAGACCTTCCTCGCCACGGACGAGGTCACCTTGACCTGCCAGCCATTTCCAGTGGTGGTCGCAACACTGCCAGAGGTTGGGGAACCCACGGCCGCACCGTAATACGTCGCGGCACCCCACAGCCAGGTCAGCGAGACCCCTGAAACCGCTATCACCTCCGGCTGACGGTAGTCAGTGTCGCCTGTAGCGTTGGCCGCCACGGCATTCAATACCGTGTCTTGGTTAGTCCAGACCGTAGATGGTGTCGTCCCAACCACACCCACCTCATCACTGTCATAGGCGGGCGTGTCTGCATTTGGAAAGATGACCTGGATGCTACCCTTGAAGACAGCCTTGAACGTCCCTGCCAAGAACTTCATCCCGTGGGTGCCGTCCCCATTCTGGATGGTAAACTCCTGGAACGGCACGCCAAAATCTGGAGGGCCACTGATCTTGCCGGCCACAAAGTGAACATCACCGGGAGGCTCAGTTGACAGATAGCCATCGGCCGCCGTCCCGGCGACATAGTCTGACCCGTAGATGACCGTCCCAATGACACTGGTCAGCGACTCACTGAAGGTGACCGCTGAACCTGCCGCGCCTGCACTTCCGGCCGCGCCAGCCGAGCCAGCCGGACCTGCTGGCCCCTGTGGCCCAACGTCACCTTGGACGCCTTGATACCCACGCGGGCCTTGAGGTCCTGGTGGCCCGGTAGGCCCTGTGGGTCCCTGAGGCCCGATGGCCGCGGTGATGTTCTCAATGAGGATTGATGACAGCTGGCTGCGTTCAACCACGGTTGAGCGGATGGCCAAGAACACGCTGCCTGTCACCGTCGCGTCCGCGCTGCCGATGTTCGTCAGTGAGATGATGAACTCACCCACAGGGTAGAATGCCGTTGGGGCCGTCAACTCAGTCGCCGTGGACGCTATGGTCTCACCGGTGACCTGGCCATAGGTGGCAGAGCTGTAGATGACGTCAAGCCTGACTGAGTTTGACGGGGTCGACGAGACGGCCACGTTGTTCACCCTGGCCTCATAGCCTGTCGGGATGCGAAAGTTCGTGACCTGCTCCGTCCCACCAATCTGGACCCTGGTCAGCACCACTGGGACCACCACTGGGGTCTCGTAGTTGTTCCACGAGGAGACCACCGTGTTGAGCAAGGCACCCAGCATGTTGTCACGCTGGGCAAGGCAACGCGTTGCATAGGAGATCGTCTCCCAATCCAAGGCAGATGACGGACCCGGGTGCTTGACATCACCACTGTTGAAGTTTATCCCACCAGCTGATGGCAGGCTCAGTGTAGCGATCTGTTGCATATCTTAGGAGAACCAGTCGATGGGGTGGCTGTCGATGAATGACTTGTGAACCCTGAACTTGAACCGGATCCTGCGGCCAAGCATGATCTGCCGCTGCCTGTTTGGAAAGTTCATTGAGACCGTCTTGGAGTTGGCCAAGACTGGCACGATCTTCCCAACCCGGCCGAACTCTACCTGCTGCCGGTTGAGCACGGCAGTGCCAACTAGGTCCACGACTGCCTCAAAGATGGCCGTGGCCTGGCGATAGGTCATCCCGCACCCGTGGAACTTCTTGATGAAGTCGTTCCTGGTGACTGACTTTCTCTTTGGCCGGCTCATTGGTTAAGCGTGACACTGAGTTGGACTGAGTTCCCAATGTCATCTTTAGGGGTAAAAACTGCGTTGATCTGGACCTCCTTGTCACTGAGCTGGTTCACGGCCATGTTTGCCAAGGTGAGCCGTGGCTCATACGTCGAGACGGCCGCCGTGATCTCCTCTTGCACCACAGTCTGGACCAGCCTTAGGTCCTTCTCAAACACCATGCTGCGGATGCCAGTCCCATAGCCACAATACCACAGCCTCTCACCATACGATGTCAACAGCAACAGCCTGAGGTTTGACTCAAGAACCTGGATGTCTTTGCCAGTGGAGAAACACCAGTTGGCCACCGTCGGAAAGCTCTTGTCCAGTGGTAAGATTGGGCCAAGTATGAACCCAGGGTAGTTGGCCGATGGGACAAATGGCTTGGTGGTGATCGTGACCGTGGCACTGACCGTGATGCTGTCGGACACCGGCGCATTTCGGTTCACCACCCCCACCTGGATGGAGTAGAACCCGTCATCAACATAGGCATGGACAAGGGTCGTTGAGAGAGTCGTCCTCCCAGTCAGCTTGTCAGAGTAGTTTGGGTCAGTTCCACTGGCCACGTGGCCATCACCCCACTGGACCGTGGCCGTCATGAACCCACTGGTCGAGTCGGCTAGGGTGATGTCGAGTGTGACCTTGCCTCCAACTACGGCTGTATTGACAGAGGCAGTGATCATCCATTCACAACCTGTTTTTTAGGCATGTAGCGCCGCCAGCTGTTGCTCTCCCACACCGTCTTAACTGGCGTGCCATTCCCACCAACCCTGGCCTGAGAGTCCTTCAAGAACGTTACCTGACGCCTGGCCTTGTCACCCGCCCCATTTCCACCTTCCTTGGGTGGCACAGACACGCTGAACTCCTCGTTGGCCGTCTTGGCAATGTCATTCTCCTGCAGTGCAGCACCGCCAAGAACATCCTCAACGGTCTCATACCGAGTGATCGCGGCGGCCTCATCTTCAGCTGCTGGGTTGCCCTCTGCCAGTAGCTTGACCTGGCGAACTAAACCTTGCAGCTTCTTGCTGGATTGCACCCTCTGGTCAACGGCATCAAGCAGCGTCCTCGTTGAGACGTTTTGGATGTTGCCCTGCCGCAAGGCCTCCATCTCAATCGGGTTCATCTGCTGTGGCAAGGCCGTCAAAAACTGGTTGACTACCTCATCTGGAAGGTGAAGGTAGCGGCGAAACACCAGGTCAACCCAAGCATCCTTGGGAAGGTGATACTGGTCCATCACCTGGCCAAGGCTGGCAAGCAGCTCAGCCTTGGCCGTCAAGAGCTCAAGCTTCATCTGGTCCTCAAGGCCGCCAATGTCACTCATCTTGACGTTGATCGTCAGCTCAGCTGGGTTCTTGCCAACCAACACGGCGTGAAAGTAGGCCAACCAGAGATAGCCGGCAAGCAAGGGACGCCGGATAGACCTGACCTTGCGCAGCGACCGGATGTCTGACGCCAGCAGTGCCCTGCCAGATGGTGGGTTGCTGTCCTTTGTGGCGCCAAGGCCAAACCACATCTTTGGGGCCCCGACGATGGAGAAGAAGAGGTCGGTCAGCAGCTCGATGTCGAAGACATCTGGCACCTGGGTGGTGCCGGCCAGCTTCTCAATGCTATGGTTGAAGCCTTTCGGCCGAGCTACCCACATGATCGTGTCCAAGGCCAGCGGGTTGTAGAACGACCGAAAGTCACTTGGGTCACGCATGTCAGTCCCACCGCCTTGGCCAAATGACTGCCGTGTCCGCATCGCCCGCCTCCAGGCATTCACCGTCTTGACCTGCTCTGTGGGTGGCTGCTCCTGTGTGTCGATGTTAATGACATAGCGATCTGGCTGGATCTGGGCGCGGTGGACAACCATCTGGTCGACGGCCATGCGAAGCTTCTTGTAGATGCCCTCGGCCTCACTGCAGATGGGCTCGCCATGCTCAGTGTCACGGGCCCTGAACAGCCTGCGAAAGTGGAGGATGTCCCATGGATACCACAACTCTTCCAGCCGGCCACTGCGGTTGATGGCAACACGCTCAATTGGGGTAGAGTTGTCTGGCCCTGCCCAGACGCTGTCCTTATCCGGCTTGTGGTTGTCCCACATGTAGCCGATGCAGCGCTTGTTGCGGTCAAGCCAGTAGCGCCTGATCTGGTGAGCTGGGATGTAGGAAAGTCCTTGAACACCTTGGCCAGAGCCTCTGGCATAGTGAACACGCTCAAAGTGGTTGCCCAAGCCAGCAACGCCATACGCCTGAGATGTGACCAGCGACTCGTTGTCGATTCGCTTCAGCATCTTGTTCAGGTCAGTTTGAAATTCCCGGTTGTTGCACTCATACCAGATCGGCCCTGGGTTGAACTGGTCCCAGTTGACAGCCTCCTCAACAAGCTCAGCTAAGACCGCCGCCAATAGGTCCCAGCTGGCCATCTCCTCCCACACGTTGAGCTGGTTGCGGTAGGACCCTGGGCCCTTCATGATCGTCGCATAGCGAGACCAGATGTCAGGGTTGGCGATCGTGCCTTGGTCGTAAAACTCCTTCTGCAAGGCCTGCTCAACATCTGGGGTGTCTGCCCTTGGGACAATCATGTCACGTGAGGCAGGCGTGCCAATCATGCCGAGCGTGCTGAAGATGTTAAGACCTAGGGACTTTAGGTTCATTTTGCTCTATTTTTGTTTACATCGCGTGAGTTCTATGGAAGAGTAAGAGCATGTCAGTAAAGCACACAGCCAAAAAGGTGCGTCGGACCACCCAAGTTGAAGCATCCGACAACCCTGGTGAGACAGCCGTAGTTGCATTTCGTGTGCCAAAGACGGCCGTAACCGCGTTTGAAAAACGCATGAACAAGAGGCCCGTAGTTGGCATTCGCTCGATCCATCAGTATGCTCGAAAGTTGTTCCTGGACTTCACCGATAACAAGTGTGTCTACCTTAACCCAGTAGATGCAGCCGAAGACCCGGCCACTTGAGCCGGAGGTTGCAGCAGCGTAGGTTGAGTCCTTGAGGCCATCTGGCGTGCCTCACGCTCCTTCTTGGACATCACATCATCTGACGTCAGCCTCACCTGCAGGCCAGTGTATTGCAGGCCATCCTTCTCATAGTTCACAACCTGAACGTCCCTTGCGCCTGCAAGCTTGGTCAGGTCGGTGTGAAAGTCAGTTGGGACCTTGTGGAACTCAAGCTGGATGACGACGTCCTTCCCATCGTCAAAGCTGGTCGCGTTGACAAACGAGGCCAAGAGTGGTGGAGACTCAAACAACCGGAGCATCAACCGGTCAAAGTAGGCCTGCACATTTGGGTCTTCAACCTTGGCCTCGATCAGATACTGCAAAAGCTCGTCTTGCTTCACGGTTTAACTACTCAGGCCCAGGCATGACGAGGGGTGGCTGCTATGCCACCCCTCTCGAGAGGTCTCCGCTTGAGTGGGAGGACCTAAACTATCGTGTCTCCAGTGCCTTTCGGCAAGAGGAAGAACTTGATTACTGGTTGACGATGCCAGTGACGTTGCCGCCCGCGTCGAGTGAGCCCCAGTTCGGGGTGAGCGTCGCCTTGCTGAAGCCATCGTCGTAGCCCCAACCCCGGCGACCGGTGACCACGATGTCAATCTCACCCCCGCGCAGGTCCGACTTGTTGTCCATGACCACACTGATGTTCGCGGCCACACAGCACGGCGTGTTAGTCGCAGACCCGGTCGGCTGGCCGTAGCCCACGGCAGCGGTAGGCAGATACCCGGAGCCAAAGAAGCCGAGCTTCTGGGCGGACAGGTTCATGTGGATGGTCGTGGTGCCGCCGGCGACGATCTCATAGGTGCCGCCAGGGCCGGTGCCACCACCGATGGCCTTCCAGCCTGACGGGGAGGTCGTGCCATCCCACTCCATCAACTGCAGGCGCAGCACCGGAGCGTCCGCGCCAGCGGTTGGCTGGTTGCCGACGCCCAATTGGGCCGACTGCAGTTGGGTGTTCTTGACGAGGAGGTCGAAGACTCCAAGCCGGTCATTGGTTCTCGTGGCATACCCAGCCAAAAGTGTAATGTCCGGGCCGAAGCCTATGTCTGACATTTGGTTCATAAGGTCCTTTGGTTTATGTTACGCTTTACCGTGGCCTACATAAACCATGGAAGGTAGATCTTCGCCGAACGTTGAACATCAACCACGATTGGAGCAAGATGTGTCCAAGATGTCCAGCCCAACCTGGATAAACTCGCCCTCAGTCAGGCCAAAGAGCTCGGTTGGAGGCCTGGAGTGCACATATCGCCTCAAGACATCGACTGCCTGGAAAGAGAGCTCCCCAACCCTGGGAGCGTTGACGTGCGAGGCCACCTGTGTTGCCGTGCCAACGTAGACCGGCTTTGCCTGACGCATCCTGGGATGCCTAAAGTAGCGCTCAGCCTCAACCGTGCCGTTGACCAGCACCTTATATCGGTTCTCCGAGTCACCTTCCTCCTCCACGCGCTGCTCCCATTCCGACAGTG